TTTCTGAAAGTGATAGAGCACGTCGGCGCCGGCTTCATCTTCGAGGATGAACGCATCGACGATCGAGCCCGCGGGGATCCGCGTCGGTTTCAGGAGCGCGACTTGCTCGAAATCGTCGTACTTGTCTCGCGCCGCTTCGGTGCGACTCGTCCAATCCGCGGTCAGCCGATCGCGTTCGACTTCCTGGGCGCGATCTTGCCGGCCGATCTCGCGGTTGTACTCGTCGCGCGCGTCGAGATAATCCTCGTACGTCGCAAATTTTGCGGAGCCGTCGTCTTTGGTGTCGGTCGGGGTGGGTTTGACGAGCGCGGCGCGCCGTACAGGAGCCGGCGGATGTTCTGTTGCTGGCGGCGGAGTTTCTCGCGGTGCGTCCTCGCGCGGAGCCGGCGCGGCGCTCGCTTTCGTTTTCCACTCGTCGCGATCACGCTCCGCGGTGCGGAGTTTTCGCGTGAGTTCGGCGATCCGCCCGGTGTCTTCCTTGCCGGCTTGATGACTGCGGGCGACGGCGCGCGGTCGGAAGCGCCCGCGTTCATCCCGGTCGCCCGCGGCGGCCGGCGGCGGTTCGGTCCCTTCGTCATCGGCCGGCGGCGTGCCCTCGGTCGGTTCGGGTGTCGTGTGCCGTTCTGAGACACGCGAAAACTGCGCCTCGTGGTCGGCGATCGATAATTCCGGCTCCGGAGCCGGGTTTTGACCGTCGATCGGCTGATCTGGCATGGAACCTGCGGGAGAGTGTGCCGAAACGGTACACGCCTGTCAAGCGCCTTGTGAGCCCCCCGAGCCGGCGCCGCCGGGCGGCGGGGTGGGTGGTTTGTTCGGGTCGATCGGGGGCGGTTGAGCGGCCGCTTCCATGCCCTGTTGATGCTCCTGGGTGCTCTGATCCGACGCCGCGCCGGCTTGCGCCGCGCCCATTGCCGCCTGATGGGTCTGCGCGCGCGTCGCTTGATCCGCCTCGTGCTGGCGATCCAACGCGCTTTCATTTGCCTCGTGGGCGTGTTGCTGCCCGAGCGCGATCGCTTCCTCGGTATCCTCGCGGACGTCGGCGACGTGCTTGGTTGCCGCCGCGATCCGCGCGACTTCGATCGAGGTGGCGTCTTTCATTTCCTGCAAGATCCGCGCGTTGTCCATCTTGAGCGACTCGATCGCCTTTTTGACGTCGAGTTCCGCCTGATTCGACTTCAACTCGGCGCCCATCGCTTGCATGATCTGTTCGGCTTTCTGCAAGCGCTCTTGCATCGACGCCATTTGCGCTTGGAGTTGCGGCGGGATGTTTTCGCCCTTCGCCTTGCTCGCGAGATATTGCTGAATCGGCGGCACGAGCATGACTTTCGCGCGCTCCGCCATCTCTTCGTGACCGGGGCCGTCCTGATTTTTGAAAAACAGATCGCCGAACCACCCGATTAACTGCGGGTTCGCGCTCAGCATGTCGCCAATCGTCTGCGACTCTTCCATGCGCCGCGAATCAAACCCGCGCGTGACCTTCACGAGCACATTCAAATTGGCATCCTTCGTCAATTTGAATTGCCGCGGCGGCGCGGGCGGCGGCATCCCTGGGGCGCCGGGCATCGCGGGCGGTGGCATTGGTCCGCCAACGGGCCCAGCCGGCCCACCGGGGGGCGCCGTGGCGACGCTCGCACCCATCGGGCTCGCATTCCCGTTGGACGGACCAATCTGTACGGTTTCCGACTCGCCCTCGCCCGAGACAATGCGCACGAGGCGGCCCGGTTTGGTGCCGTAAATCGGATACAACAAATTGTTGACGACTTGCCCTTCGTAGCGGAGCGAGCGTTTCAGGTTGTCGAGGAAATTCGAGGTGCCGAGTTGCGCTTGCTGTTGGAGCGCGTTGATCGCGCGGCCGCTCTTGAGGTGCGGATCCGTGGATTGCCCCATCTGCACCGTCGGGACCATCGTCGTCGATTTGATCGCCTCGTCGAACGTCTGCAACCCCATCGCGAACTCTTGCACCGGGACGTTATGCGTCACCGGGATCGGCGGCCCGACTTCGGTTCCATCGAGCGCTTTCGTTCGGTACGGGATGAACGGGAGCGAGCGCGTTGCCATCAACTGGTACCACCGCTCGAAACTCTCGGTTTGCCCTTCCGCGACGAACACCATCGGCAACGGCATGTTGCCGACCATCTCGACGTACTTGGAAATGAAAATGTTGTACCCCTCGTTGCCGCCGCGGGCTTGCCGGACGAGTCCCTCGGCGCGCCGCTCCTGATCGAAGGGCTGCAATTCTTCGCCGAGCACCTTCACGATCGGCATGTCCGGCCCTTCCCAGTCGGTCTCTTCGAGAATTTGCAACCCGTCCGTTTTGAACCAATGGATCGATCGCTGTTGCACCTCGCGGTCATCGACGATCTCGGCGTCCTCGGGCGCTTCGTCTTTCCACGCGTCGGTCCCGTCGGCGAGCAACACGAGCGTGCGCGTGTCGTACTCCGTATAGAAGTACTCGGCCACGTGAACCATGCGCACGTTATCTTTCCCGTCCACTTTGAACCACCCCGGCGCTTCCTCCCCGAGCGCGCGGAATTGGTCATCACTCGCTGTGCGCTCGATGCGGTTGCGCGCGCCGTCCGCGACCTTTCGGTACTGGCGGTGATAGTCCTCCCAGCGCATGTCCGTACCGATAAATTCCCACTCACAATCGGAGCCGTCGGGCTGTTCGTGCGCAGGATCGAGCGTGACCGACGATTGGTTGTAGATGCGTTGCAGAATAATTTCTTTGTTCCAACTCTTGCCCTGCACAAACCGCGTCATCACGCGGTAGTACCCGACGCCGGCAATCACCGCCCGCATAAACGCCCAGGTCCGCGCGTCGGCCGCTTCGCTCGCGCGTTGGATGCGCCGGATCAGCCCCTCGCGGAGTTCGATCTCGGTGTTGTCGAGTGGCCCGACGAGCGCGCCGAAATCATCCGCGGCCGCCAACTCGATCGTCATGTCGGATTGGCGCTCTTGGTTCAGGATTTGGTGAATGGGCTCACGGACCTTGTTGATCGTGATGACCGGGCGCGCCGGCACGGGCGGGAGTCCGTCGGCGTTCGCGCTCGTCTGCGATCGCCGCGCATCGAGCGCTTCCTTGCTCCACTGATGATCGCCGCCCGAATAAAACGCGAGATCCTCCAACTCGCGGCGGCGTTGATGGTCGATCGCTTTTTGACCCTGGGTGAACCGCTCGCGGGCTTCCTTGATACGCTCGCGCTCGTCTCGGGTTGATCGCGCCACGAGCGGGACTCTACGCGCGGCGCAGGAACGGGCGGCGGTGCGTGCGGAGCGTCTTCAACTCGTCGGCGGTGAGCGTGTCCGCGTGCGCCCCGGTGCCGTGAACGACCGCGCCGGCATCGAGCGCGCAACATTGCCCGCAGTGTTCACACACGGCGATGTGATGGATCCAGCGCGACGGGCTCAACGCCTCGCCGCACCGTGGGCAGAGCAGATCAGGCACGACGGAGCCGGTTGTACCGATTGCCGCCGCCGCTCATGTGTGGCAGGGCCGGCGATCGCTTGCCGGTGCGCTTGCGCGCGCCCGCGTGCTTCGGCAAGCCACGTTCCGACGTGGACGCAAAGTCGTGGAGTTGGCTTTGAGTCATTTTCAACATGCCGCGGTTCCGCGCGTGGAGTTGCTCGGGGTGATGTTCCGCGATCGCCATCGCCCGCCGCATCGCTTTACTTGTTGCTGGCATCGTCGGAGCGCTCCCGTTTCGTGAAGACGTCGAGTTCCTCGGCTTGATTACACTCGCTGCACCGCGAGATCACGATCACGACGGCGCGACCGTCCCGCGTCGCCGGGAGAAAATCTATGTGGGTGTGCGCGTGATCACACATGGGTGTTCCTGCCACACGTTCGGCACGGTGTACGTGTCACCCTCGCGGGTCTGAAAGCGTTGTGGTAACCGTACGCGGATCGTGTCGCCGACGCGGGGCGGGAGATCCGCCATCACGATCGCGAACGCGTCCCGATGAAACGCCAGCGGCACCGGAGCCGGCGGCGTGTGCCGTTCCAACCACGCGCCCAGGGACGATCCGACGAACGCGCCCGCCAGTCGGGTAAAGAGTTCCCGCCGCGTCATGTGCCGAAATGATACACCCGCCCGCTAGGATGTGGGCGGTCGCGGTGTCGGGCGCTCGGGACGGTGTATCTCCTGCATCGGTACCCGCTGGAAACGTCCGACGCCCGACCGCCTCACGCTTGCCACGTCGCCGGGACCGGTTGCCACTGGCGCTTCCGCCGGCCGCTCGGGATCCGCACCACCTGGGCGAACGTGAGCGCGAGCGCGTCGCCATCGTCCGGGCTCGCGACGCCCCGCTTGACCATCGACTCCTTGGATTCGAGTTCAACTTGGTTGTTGCGATTGAGGTGATAGCCCGGTCCGCCGAGATCGGTCTCCAACCGCGTGTCCGTGGCGTCGATGCCGCCGCGTTCGAGCCAGTCTTTCATCCGGCCCCACATGAACGGCCGCATCCGCGCGAAATGTTTGTCGGGCGACGGCCCGCCAAAATTCACCTCGATGACTTCCTTGTCGTACCCCGTGTCGATCAGTCGTTGAATGATGGGGCCGCCGAACGCGGAGTCGATGAACATCGAGACGAGATCGGGATGCACGCGGAATTGCTCTTGAAGAATTGCCACGACGACACCGCGATCGCGAGTTTGTTCGCCGGTAAGTCGAATCGGTGCAATTGAGCGAGCGTCCAACCCCCGTCGAAATCGACAGACGGTCCAAGCGGCGCCGCCCCCCGACACATCCACGCCAGCAACAAGCGGCTCGTCTTCGAGAGCGACCACACGCCGCTTTTGAGCGGCGATGATGCGTTGCCCGTCGATGTATTGGAGTTCGCTCGCGAGGGGGGCGAGTCCTCGGACGCGCACCCGGAAGAAATCGCTATCCTCGCCATAATCCTCAAGCCATTGTTGAATCAGCGCGTGGGGCGCCAGCTTGCACGATCGCGAGTCGATGATGTGCGCGCCCCACCGATCGCGTTGCTTGCCAAACACGCACTCGTAGAACGTCCCGGTGTTCCGCGTCGGGTTGCCGCCGACCAAAATAATCGGCTCATCCGTGAGCCCGCCCTCGGCCGCTTTCCAAATCGAGTCGGGCACCGCGGACGCTTCATCAAAAATATAGAAACTCGTGGAACCCTTCGCATGCTGCCCTTGGAACGCTTCGGAGTTTTCCTCGGCGCACGTTTGGGGAACAGTGTTCCACGTGGAACGATAGCCCTTCCGAAACATAATGGCCGAGTTGATCTCGAACCAGTGCGCCGTGATACACCGCTGCGTCCACTCGCGGATCCCCGCCCAGGTTTTGATCTCTAGCTGATCATTCGTGTTCGCGGTGACCGTGCCGCGGCAGTTGCGCCGCGTAGACATCAACCAATCGACAATCCACGCAAACAGGGCCGTTTTGCCGATGCCGTGGCCCGAACTAATCGCCTTGCGAATCGGCACGACGGACGCGCCGCCATCAAACCCCCGCTCGGCGACCGCGCGCCCCAACTCGTCGAGCACGCCGCGTTGCCACGCGTCCGGCCCCGGCTCCCCGTTGATCGGCCAGTCGTATGCGCCGAGCACGAACGCCAACGGGTCGTCGTAACAGTCGGCGCACCACTCGTGCAACTCGGTGTCGTAATCACGCGCCGCGTCCACGCGGGCAGTTTACCGCTTGAGCGCCTTGCGAGCCGCGGCGACGCGTTGCCGGCCGCGATCGAGCCGGTCGAGCAGTTCCTCGACCGTGACGCGCACCTCGTGTTTCTCGGTGACCCAGCCGAAATGCTTGGCGCACAAGGCGAGCGCGTCGAGTTTGTTCCACAGCTTGATCTCGACGGTCTGATCCTGGGCATCGTCGCCCGAGGTGAGGTTTTCCGTCCGCACTTTGATCGAGGCGATACACGCGCGCGTCTCGGGATCCATGTTGTGAATCTCGCGGAGCGTGAAGGATCGCCGATGCTTACCGGTCACCGGGTCGCGGAACCGCTCGAACAAGGTGATCGGGTCGATGAGCGCAATCCGGCCGATCTCTTCCTCGATGCGCTCGGCGCTCACCTTGTCTTTCGAGCCCTTCGGGCGCCCAGGGCCGGCGGTGCGTTTGAGCCCGCTTGTGTTGGGGTGTGGGTTGCGCTTCACTGCGCCATCCTCTTCAACACCGCGCGGCCGCCTTTACAGCGCGCGGCAAGTTGATACGCTTCATCGATCAGCCCGGCATCCGCGGCCGTGTCGCCGAGCATCAACATCATGCCCTCGTAGTCGGGCATCGCTTCGATCTCGCGGCCCATGTCGTCGATCAACGCGATCAACTGCCGCAGAATGCGCCGCAACGTGGCCCGCTCTCTTTTGGTCATTGTCGGTTACTTGACGGTTTCACGCGCCGGATAAAACACCGCGCCAAGCCCGCTCATGGCTCGCGCAAACACCGCGGGATCCGGCCCGATGTAAATCAGGAAGTGCCCATCGGTCGGGCTCGTGCTCTCCGTGCTGATCCCTTGAAACGGCCGGCGCCCTTTGATGATCGTGAACGCGTCGGCCCGCTCAAGCAACGGGGCGAAATAATGGGCGGTGAGCGTCCGCGTGGCGCCGAGACACACAAACGCGTCCACGTTTCCGAGCGCCACTTCCCCGAGCACCTTGGGCACCCAAACCGGCCACCCGGAAAATGGCGGATTGAGAAACACGCGCCCGTGCCACGGTTGAACGAGTCCATTCTGATCCACCGTAAAAAACTCGCGCGCCCCCACGGTGACATTGGCAATAACGTGCGAGGCGGGATCGAGATCGATGACGCCGCCGAGCGCCACACGAATGGCATCGAGATACGCGGCTGGCGTATAGTAATCGTCTCCGGTGACATCCCGCGAGGGGAGCCGCGCCCACCACGGATCCGCTTCGGCGAACAAGGGATGATGCGTTGCGCGACGGGAGGACACGCGGCCGGGTCCGGGCACCCACGCCGTGAGATCCATCACCTTGCGCCCGGTCTCGCTATGAAATTCCGCCTCCGTCGTGCTCACGAAATACAGATCACGCAACCACACGACGTACTCCAGCAACGGCTCGGCATGAAAGACTTCCTGCTTACGCGATCCTTCGATGAGGTGTTCCGCGAAGTGCCGTAATACGAGTTGCTCACCTTCTCGCGACGTCGCCCGAACCACCGCCAGCACCGTCAACTCTTCGCCGCGCCCGAACGCGTCCCCGCTTTTGTGATCGGCGATCCGACTCCATTTCTCGATCCGACTCGACCACCCGACCTTAATCCGCGCGCCGTCCGGACTGCCGAGGAAATACACGAGCCCATGCCCACCCGCTGGGGAGCACTCCAAATCGGCGTAATCGTTCCGCTCGGTCCCGGTCCGCGTCGGCCATGCGTTCGTCATGGTTCACACCACGCCTCGGGCAACACCTCGGGGACGTGCGCCCTGGCATACTCCACACAGCGATCGAACGCCTGTTGATAGCGCCGCTCGCGATCGATCTCGACGAGCACCGCCGCGGCGCCCAGCGCACCCGCGAGCGCAATCACGCCGACGATGAACCACTCCCGGCGCGTCATTAGTAGTGCAACGCGTCCATCCACCGCGCGATCGCGAGCACCACCCACGCGACGAGCAACCACGCGACGACGGTAAACACCATCACGCCCCACAGCGTCGCGCGCCGCGGGAGTCCGTCACGCCGAATCGGTTTGAGCGGGGCGGAGGTGGGACGATAAAAGCGCCAATCCTTCCGGCGATCCCATTTCATAAAAGCGCTCCCGTATCGGTACGACGTCGAGTTGGCCGGCATCGTGGAGTTGCTCGTGCAAGTCGGGGATGTTGTAGACGGGCGGCCAGTCGTGCCACGTCGGCGGGAACAGCAAAAACGCGCCGTTGTCGAACACCGACACGCCGTACTCGATCGCTTCCCACTCGGTGCGGAGCGCCAGCTTATCGCCCGAGGTAAACCGGCCCTCAAGCGCGGCGTAATTGCAATCACAATACGAGTCGCCGTACAACGTGAAGAACCGCGAGGGCAAGTACGGCAACGCTTGTCGAATCGCGCCGGCCGTCCCGAGCGCGAACCGCTGTTCGACGTTCACACAATGCACGCGCATCGGGCGCACGAGCGAGCGATCCCACCCGGTGACGAATTGATGCCCGAGGTGATGCACCATCAAAAAGACATCCTCGAACCCGTGGCGTTTGAGCATGCGGAGTTGGTGAATCAGGAACGGTACGCCGTGGACGGGCACGAGCGATTTAGGGGTGTGCGCCGTGAGCGTCCCGAGCCGCGTACCGCGACCGCCGCAAAGGATGACGATCGGCATCACGACGGCCGCCCTTTCTTCGTGGTCATCATGGCTTGGATCACGGTGCCCGCCAAAAACACCTTGGTATCGTGTCGCCGTTGAGCCACGTCCTCAAGAGGTGCAGGATCAACCCGCGAACGCTGAG